AAGATGCCCAACGGTCAGCTACACTCAGGTAAAACTCACGGCAAGACTAGCAAACGCCTGTATCACTTTGGAGACCTATCAAAGACAGCCAAGGCAAAGGCCAAGAAACGTGGCTAAGAAGGGTGGTCTTGGTAAGTGGTTTGCCGAAGAGTGGGTTGACGTTAAGACTGGCAAACCCTGTGGACGTAGCGGTAAGAACGACAAGAGGGCGTACCCTGCTTGCCGTCCTAAAGCCGTGGCGTCCCGTGTGTCCAAGTCAGAGGCACGTAAGAAGACTGGTCCATCTAAAGTTAAGTGGTCAGTAACCGCATCAGGAAAGAAAAGAAAAGCATAATGAAACAGAAGATTATCAAACTTATCTGCTTTGTGTTTGGTCACAAGAATCCAGGAAGCAACAAGAGCAGGTTCATCTGCTCCCGTTGCGGCCTAGACGTTGTTAGGAGTCGTTAGATTTTCCAGAGAGATACTTAGGAACATTTTTATTCTTACCATCTGCCCAGTTTCTAAAATGAATTGTATGTCTCCACCAGCATCTCAAGCCCCACCTAAACCAGTACTTAATTCTTTTTAACCGCACTCTTTTGTACCAGTCTCGGGGTCAATGTAACAGGCAGCACCCTCTGTCTGTGGTTCATCGGCCACATTAAGAATACCATAGCGTTTACCTGCCAGTCTGAAGGTAGTCACACCCTTTAGCTTACCCTTCCATCCCTTCATGTATACGTCCTTGAACTCATCAAAGGTTACTGCGTCCCCTACGTTGATGGTCTTGGAACACGCACTGTCTACGAAGGGCTGCACTGCAATCTGAATAGCAAGGTGGTCGTCTACTGACAGGTCGTTGGCTACCTCACCCTGTAGATTATACTTGTCATGTACGTAGTCCTTCATCTTCATAATGATGGGACCTTCTGGTAACTGTACAGTCCTGTCGTACTCCAAGGCAAACACAGGTTCAATCCCGCTGCTTACGTTGTCAGCGGTAAAGCTGATGGTTCCTGTGGGTGCTATGGAAATCAAGTGGCTGTTCCTCATGCCCTGCTTCTTGATCTTTTCCTTAAGGTCCTCAGGAAACTTGGATAAGAAGCCACTCTCCAGATACCCCGTCTCCTTAAACTTAGGGAAGGGACCCTTCTCTACTGCAAGGTCTGAGCTTGCCTCATAACAGGCAAGGGTCAGCGTCTTCATAATCTTCTTGGTAAACTTAACGGACTCAGGAGAGCCATAGGAGAGGTTCAGAAGAGTGAAGGCATTGGCTAGGCCAGTGATCCCTATGCCTATCCTACGGGTCCTCTGATGCTCCTTACGCTGCTCCTCAAGGGGGTACTGTGTACGATCAATGACGTTATCCATAGCACGTACAACGTGAGGGATATCCGCATTGAACTGTTCATAGTCAAACTCAAAGTCGGGAGTGATGTACCGTGGCAGGTTAAAGGAACCCAGGAGACAGGCACCGAAAGGAGGGAGGGGCTGCTCACCACATGGGTTAGTGGCGTCAATGTCCTCACAGTACCATAGAGGATTGTCCTCATTAACACGGTCAATGAAGATAACCCCCGGCTCTGCCCAGTCCCAGTTGTTACGCATGATCTCGTCCCACAACATACGGGCGTTGATCGTGTTGTAGACCTTACCATTAAACTTAAGGTCGAAGTCTCCGTCCTTCTCCACTGCCCTCATGAACTCATCAGTAACACCTACTGAGATGTTAAAGTTGGTTAAGTCCTTGTCGTTCTTCTTTGCTCGAATGAACTCCTCAATATCAGGGTGGTCCACTCGAAGCACTGCCATCATTGCCCCTCGTCTGTGCCCCGCTGAGACAATCGTTCGGCAAACTGCATCAAAGATATGCATAAATGATACAGGCCCACTAGCGGAACTGTCAAGAGAAACAATACGATCACCACTAGGGCGAATAAGACTGAAATCATAGCCAATACCGCCTCCTCTACGCATAGTCTCAGCAGCTTCCCCGGCTCTCTGCATGATCGAGTCCATAGAGTCTTCAATAGCCCCGCTAACAAAACAATTGAGTGCTGTAACATTCCTAGGACTTCCCATCGCGGATTGGACTCTCCCCGCAGGAAGGAAACGCATGTCCATAGTGATTTCTTTATACGCTTTACGATGCTCTTCATCATCTGACATTGCTCCTGCTTGTCTACTAATGGCCTCCTCAAAACTTTCATTTGCCAACCGATACTTCATGGCATGGAGGTCATCGCATGGTTTAATCTGTGGTCCTACTGAGTTTCTTCCGTACATATTTAGTTTCCTTAGTGATGGGTTATGGCATGTTCCTCAGGAAAATCAGGACCCTGAGTAAACCTTATAAACATTTCTTCCAGTGCAAGAGCTACAAAGAAGGAGGGCTCTTTGTTGTTGAGCTTTGCTAAGTCCTTCAACCAGGAATAGAACTGAGGGTCTATGTCCTCCTCGTCTATCAACTCAGCAAAGTATTGTTCCTCTAAGTACTTATCCATGTGTTCTACCTTTCAGGGGTAAACTCTATAACATTTTCAGTACTGGACATTTCTTCTGCCAGAGCAGCGTACCCAGCTATGTCCACAAAGCTATCCGAAGTATGCTTATGAACTAGCCTAGCTACCTTAAGAAGTATCATCATAACAGCTACGTCCTCTGGTTTCAATCCGTACTCTTCGTCTAGGTATGTGTTCCATAGAGCAGCAATACGTTTGTGATTGTCGTAAGCATCTCCATAGTCGTTGGCACGTTGACCATTTAAGATAGTCTGAGCTTCTCTAAGAACTTCATTCCTATTCATTATTATACTCCTCTTCGTCTTGAATGTCAACATCAAACTCTCGTCGCAGGTTATCCATAGTGTCCTCAACTATGTCCTCGAATCTCTCAAGAATATCTTCACTGGTAATGTCCAGAAAGTCACAAAGAAATTCAGGATCAGTGATGGCGGCGAGTCTCCTAATAAACTGTTCATTTGATAAAGGCATCAGTAATGTCCTCCAATGTGTACCACTTGAACCCTTCCTTCTCACACCATTCTGACATATTCATTTTACTTCCCTTCCTTAGTTTTTTGTTTGGGTTATACAGAAGAAAAACCAACTGTCTTTTCTTTGGTAGACTGTCCCGTATTGCTTTGTACTTCTGTGTGTCACCGACTCTGAAGTATCCCTTAGCCTCCACAAGAATATCTATTTTGTTTTTATTGTTTCTCCCTACAAAGTCAGGGATGTAATTCTTGTGGATGACATAAGGGACCTTCTCTGATTCGTACTTACAGTACTTTTTCAGTAAGAGACCGGCTGTCTCCTCGAACTTATTCCGATACTTTCGAGGCACTCTTCTTGACCTTGACTTCTTTTGTGAGAGCCTGGGTCATGCCTCCTGTCTGAGCAACAAAGGGCGTACCGTGTAAAGACCAGCCCTCGTTGAGTAACTCAGTTACCTGTTGCTCGAAGCGGTCATGGCGTGGGGTATTAACAACTTTAAATTCAATCATTGATGTTCTCCTGTTCATCTAGGTTGATCTCTGGGTGAGGTACACCCTTACGGTTCTTAGGCACGTTTACGACAGTAGTTAAAAACTTTGGACCCGATCCTGTAAAGAATGCGCGGACTTCGGGGTAGCAGATACGTTTGTACTGACAATACGAGCAGGTAGTACACAGCTTTAAGTTGCCTGACTTCCCATCCTCTTCGGGAGAATAGCATCTTGAAGGTCGGTCTTCCTGCTTTACTGACTTTTTTACATGCTCAATCCTTTCCTCAATATCACCTGAGAAATGCTCGTGCATGGGATCACTTGTGTTGTCCAAGTCATACTCAAGGACAGCCAGCTTGCCACTGTCTCTGTCCATAGCAAGCCACGCCCACTTACGGTCTCCTTCCGCATGGGCATATGCCTTGATCTGATCAACATAACCAAAGTCATCGTTAGATGCCAGTGTTCTGTCCTTGAATTTCATAAGGCCATACTTGGTGGTGGACTTAACGTCCGTCACAATGCCATCAATCTTACAGTCCATGTGACCCTTAACT